TCCAAGGTGCTCTTGCAAAGCGTCGAGACGAACTCACTGATCCTTTTCTCGTAGCCACGATTGAAGAGCGCTTTCGTGGCCTAGCACAACGCTCGCTGCAGATCATCGCAGACAAACTCGAAACCACACAGAACACGGACCTTGCCCTTAAGGCCCTAGATATCTCCACAAAGGCTCTCGGGTTCGGCGCGCGGGCCGCAGGGACATCGAACACCCAAAACAACTTCGTCATCCAGCTCCCTCCCAAGATCGTCGAAGCCGGCGACTGGGCCGCCCAGCACCGGACTATCGAACACAATGGCTAAGTGGGTCCATCTCTCGACTGGCGTGCCTTCCCCTGAGGCCTTCGGCACGACCGCGGGCCAGGGAACCCCACTGATCATCAATGAAAGCACTGGTCAGCCCTACTATCTCTCCTCATCCAACATCGTAACAGCCACTGCTGGCGGCGGAAGCGGAGGTTCTGGGACTGTCACAAACGTAGCCCTGACCGCACCGGCTGGTTTCTCAGTCTCTGGCTCCCCGATCACCGGCTCAGGCACTCTCGCCCTCACAACCACTCTCAGCGGCTACGTTAAAGGCACCGGCTCGGGCTTCACCGCAGTCGCTTCCATCCCCTCAACCGACATCTCTGGCCTCGGCACTCTTGCCACCCAATCCGGGACATTCTCCGGCACTTCCAGCGGGACCAACACTGGCGATCAAACCAGTGTCTCTGGCAATGCTGGGACTGCAACTGCCCTCCAAACCCCTCGGACGATCTCGATCACCGGCAAGGCCACCGCTACTGGTGGGCCATTCGATGGGTCTGGCAACCTAGCCCTAAACATCACAGCAGTCACCCTAGTCGCTGGGGACATTCCCACAATCGCCCAGTCGCAGGTGACGAACCTCCCCGCTGATCTTGCCGCGAAGCAGCCCCTTGATACCCAGCTAACCGACCTCTCCGGGCTGGTCTATGCGGGTAACAGCCTCAAAGTCGTCCGAGTGAATGCCGGAGAGACTGGCTTTGAACTTGCCATCGCCTCTGGGGGCAGCGATCCGTGGACTTACATTAAACTAGCTGCGGACTTTCCAACCAGCCTCGCCACGTTCTCAGACATCACTGGCATGACGTTCACACCCGCCGCGAATACCGATTACGAGGTCGAATGGTGTCTTATGGGTCAGACCGCGACGACAACCGTGGGTGCCCGTCCAGGCGTTTCCTATGGCACTGGCTACCAATACGGCGTGGTTGATCTTTACACACCGTCCAGCGGCACAGCTGAGACGCAGGTTCATGGCTCGATGACCACGGTTGCTGGGACAGTGCAGGCAGCAGTTGGCGGATTGCCAATCATCAACCGGACCTATGGGCATCGCGGCTACGCTTCGTTTCGATCCGATGCAGCCCCAACGGCATTTAAGTTGCAGCTTGCCAGCGAAACTGGGGGAACTACCGTTACCGTCAGGGCTGGCTCCTTCTTAAAATACAGGATTATCCCATGAGCACTTTCACCGCAGATTTGACTTTTGGACCTTACCAAGCTGGCTACGAACTCGATGGTTCTTGGAACCAGCGCACTCTGCGGTATAACACCCTCAGCGATGCGATTTACCGAGCCTCGGTTCTTCAGCCAGCTGTGGCAGTTTTTAACAACCGGGCTTCTGTCTCGGTGATTATCCCGATCTTCGGCGACAGCATCACCGAGCGGTTTAACAGTTACACCTACGGCCTCGGCTGGCAGGACCTCTTCGCCCAGGCTCTCCGCACAGCGTTCCCAACTACCGGCGCGACGGGGCAGAGTGGCTCGGCTTACGTCCCGTCCTTCTACTCCCACTCACCCAACGCTTGGACCGGCACGCAGTCTTACATAGTCGGCTCCGACACCGGCACGGTCAACGAGGGGGCAAGCGGCCTTTTCTCCGGGCACGTTGTCACCCTCGGCAGTGTAGGCGCCTCGCGCAGCTATAACTGGAGTGGCACCAGCTTCCGCTTCCCCTACGCAGGGTGGACCGGCGTTTACGGCTCGTTCCGCCTGCAAGTCGACGGTGGCACCACCCCCGGCACGGATCAGTTCGACATCACCTCGACCGGGGCTGACTCAATTGAGCTGTTCACCTCGCCGACCTTCGCCGCAGGCGCGCACACCTTGAAGGTCACCGCACTGACTGTGGGCGGCTCGACGCTTAGCGTTGCCTACCCCGGCGTGATCTTCCACAATGGGGATGAGACCAAGGGCATCCTCACCCTCGACGGTGCTCACCAGACATGGCGCCCGCAGGACTTCCTCACCAGCGGCCAGAACGCGATGGCGGCACTGAACGTGCTGACCTCCTTCGGCGATGTGCCTTTCATCATCATCGCACTGACGACCAACCCTTACATCTTCCAAGACGCCCTCGCGACGTTCACCACGAACCTGACGTCTATGGCTTCGCAGGCCCGCGCTGAAGTCGGGGACACCAACTGCCCCATCCTGTTCGTCTCCTTCACCCAGCCGGGTGACGTGGCAACTCGGGCGATCCCCTTCGTAGGCACTGCGGGCACACCGGGGTATATCACGACTGTTGATGCCTTCTGCGACAGTGATGGTAAGTCCGCTCATCTCAAGATGGGCAACAACGGACTAGTCACCCCTCCTGTCCTACCCACTGTCGATCCCACTGGCGTGTGGTCGGGTGATGGTATCCACCCAACGACCTTTGGCCAAGCCACGATGGGGACCATCGCAAGCACGACTATCGTAGCAGCCCTGCAGTCCCTCGGGGTTAGCTAATGTCCGCTGAGCAGACCATCCTCTGGAAGCCACAAGAAGGCCCTCAAACCGCACTAATTCAGTGCCCGGTTTTCGAGGTATTCTACGGCGGGGCACGTGGGGGCGGCAAGACCGAATCCTCCATCGGAGACTGGCTCCAGCACGCTTCCACCTACGGCGAAAATGCCATCGGCATCTTCGTCCGACGGAAGTTCAAACAGCTGGCCGAGGTCATTGCTCGCACAAAGCTCATCTTTCCCAAGCTCGGGGCCAAATACAACGAGCAGAAAGCCGAATGGCTCATGCCCGGAGGCGCGCGGCTTAAGTTCGTCTACCTCGAAAGGGACTCCGATGCGGAAGAATACCAAGGCCACAACTACACCCGAGTCTACGTCGAGGAAGTTACCAACTTCCCCTCCTCCGCCCCTATCGACAAGCTCCGTGCAACGCTCCGCAGTGGTGCTGGCGTGCCTGTCGGTATGCGTCTTACTGGCAACCCTGGGGGTCCTGGGCATAACTGGGTAAAAAAGCGCTATATCGACCCCGAACCTCGGGGATATAAGCTCATCCGCGAAGAGTGCGAAGTGGAGGTGGACGGTGTTAAACAAGTTGTATTCCTCGAACGGGTGTTCATCCCGTCGAAGCTGGGCGATAATGTCCTCCTGCTCCGTAATGATCCTACTTACGTCCTGCGTCTCCGTCAATCTGGGTCCGAAGCCCTCGTTAAGGCCTGGCTTGAAGGAAACTGGGACATCGTCGACGGAGCCTACTTCACCGAACTCGACGAGCAGCTTCACAGCAGGCCTGGAGATATCATCCGATGGGCCCCGCCTTCAACTATCCGGTTCCGTTCCTTTGACTGGGGTAGTGCGAAGCCTTTCTCAGTTGGTTGGTGGGCAATCGCGGACGGAACCTGGCCGAAAGACAACCCGCTCCCTTCCGGCTCGATCTTCCGATACCGGGAATGGTATGGAGCCTCAGGGGTCAACAAAGGCCTCGGAGCCACAGCAGACTATGTCTCCCGAGAAATCCTTGCAAGAGAAGAAGGCGAGAGAATCCGCTACGCTGTTGCAGACCCAGCGATCTTTATTCGCAACGGTGGGCCTTCTATTGCTGAGTCTATGTCTCGCTGTCGCTGGCGTCGGGCGGATAATAAGAGGCTACCGGGCTGGGAAGCCATGAGGCAGCGGATTGTCGGGGAAGGCGGCGTGCCGATGATGTATATCGCAGAGGATTGTGAGGATTTCTGGCGCACCGTCCCGACACTTCAGCACGATGACAAAAACGTCGAAGACCTCGACACGGACGGTGAGGACCATATCGCAGATGAAGTCCGTTATGCTTGCATGTCCCGCCCATGGGCACCAAAGATTGCCAAACCCTCGACCGGACTGATGCTTCCGCAGCTTCCCGGGGAAATGACTTTCACGCAATTAGTCGAGCGGAATCAGGCCCGACGGATACAGAAGGAACACGACAGTGCCTACACCTAACCTCCCCGCTGTCGTCGCAGTCCAGCCGGAGCTTTCCCCGGAGCAGTCCGAGGGGCTTTACAAAACCTGGATGCAGCATATCGACGATGCGCTGAAGCGGGAGAAGAAATACCGCGAAAAGGCCCAGAAGGTTGTCGATCTCTACGAGGCGAAGAATGCTGACGAAAGCCCCTTCGCAATTGTCTACTCCAACACTGAAGTTCTCGTCCCGGCGCTCTACAACGCCAGGCCAATCCCCATGGTCACTCGGAGATTTAAGGACGCTGACCCGATCGGTAAGGCTGCTGCGGAGGTTTCCACTCGGACGCTGAAGTTCCTCGTCGATACCGAGTGTGAGAACTACGATGGTTTCGATGACCTGATGCAAGCTTGTGTCCTCGACGCTGTCGTCACGAATCGAGGGCTGACGCGATTCAAGTATGTCCCGAACAGCACCATGCCAGAATGCGTTTACGGTGAAGCCGTTCGCTGGGATAAGTTCTTCCACGGCTATGCGAGGACTTGGAAAAAGGTCCCTTGGGTCGGGTTTGAGTGGGACATGTCGAAGGCGGAGATGCAGCGGAATTTCCAGGGCATTCCTCTGGATTTCAAAAACACCTCGGGCCTGGATGACGAAAACTCCTCGGATCACAGCGAATCTCGGGAAGAGCGGACTGGTGTTCAGACCTGGAAAGTCTACGAAATCTGGGATAAGGACACGCGGAAGGTAATGTTCTTCTCGGCGGTGTATGGCAAAGGCCCGCTGCGGATGGTGGATGATCCGCTTGGCCTTTCCAGCTTTTTCCCAGTCCCCCGTCCGCTGAACTTCATGCGGAAGATTTCGACACTGGTTCCGACGCCGCTTTACGAGCACTATCGGCAGCAGGCCCAGGAGTTAAACGACATCACTCGTCGGCTGAAGGCGATTATCAAGGCCATCAAGTTCCGGGGAGCCTACAATTCCGCAGTCGAGGGCATCGAGCGTATGCTCAAGGCCGACGACAATGAACTCGTGCCGGTGGAGAATGTTCAGTCCATGCCTGATGGCACCGGGATGGATAAACTGCTCTGGATCGTCCCGGTGGCGGAACTTGCCCAAACGGCCCAGAACCTCTATCAGCAGCGGGAGTCTGTCAAGCAGGTGATCTACGAGATCACTGGCATTTCAGACATTCTCCGTGGGGCTTCGGTAGCCTCGGAAACCGCCACGGCGCAGAATATCAAAAACCAGTGGGGAACCCTGCGTCTGAAAAAGATGCAGAAGGAGGTTCAGCGCTACTGCCGTGATGCCCTGGCGATTATGCTAGAGATCGCCGCTGGGAAGTTCGAGATCGAGACCTTGCAAGCCATGACGGGCCTCCCGTTCATGAAGCAGGCGGATAAGCAGCTGCTCACCCAACAGATGCAGCAGGCGCAGGCGGGGGCACAAGCCTCGGGCCAGCAACTCCCTCCGCCACCTCCGGCATTGCAAGAGGCCCTCAACCACCCGACTTGGGAACAGGTTGTCGGGCTACTGCATAATCAGGTGTCGTTGCACTACAAAGCTGACATCGAGACGAACTCCACGATTGATGCCGAGGCTGCTCAGGATAAGCAGGATATTTCCGAACTCCTCAATGCTCTGAGTCAGTTCCTCAACGGCCTCGGGCCTATGATTGAAAAGGGAATTCTGCCCTTCGAACTGGCCAAGCAGATGCTCTTGGTCATCACCCGGAGGTATAACTTTGGGAGTCAGTTGGAAGACATGCTCCTTGGTATGACGACTCCGCCGCCGACACCTGATGCAAACGCCGATCCCGCGAAACAAGCCCAGGCACAGGCGGATATTGCCAAAGCACAGCTTGACATGCAGAAGTCCAAGCAAGATGCAATGCTGTCCCAACAAGAGTTTGAACAGAAGAAGCAACTCATGCAGTTGCAGCTTCAAATCGAGCAGGCCGAACTCGAGATCAAGCAAAAGGAACTCCAAATGCAGCAGCAGGCTTTGGATATGAAACTCCAGGCCCAGCAAGCCCAGCATGCGATGAAGATGGAAGCCCTTCGATCCAAAGCCGTGGAGCCGAGTCATGCCCCTGTATGACATCATTTGCCCAGAGGCCCACAAGTCCGAACGGTTCATCCCTCTCGAAAAGTTCGAAGAGCCGATAATCTGTGCTTGTGGGCTACCCGCTCGGAGGGCCATATCTGCCCCCATGTTCACGGTGGATCATACGGGTTATTCCTGCCCTGTCACAGGGGACTGGATTGGCTCGAAAGCGGCCCATCGAGAAAACCTCGACAAGCACGGATGCCGGGTTCTCGAAACTGGCGAAACCGAGCAATACAAGTCGAGCAAAGCCCGCGAGGAGGCTGAGTTCGACAAAAAGATCGAAGCCACTGTGGAGAAGACCATCGAAACCTGGTCGTCGGATAAGAAAGAAGCCCTCCATAACGAACTCGTGAATGGTAAGCTCGACGTTGCAATCGAGCGGAAATAAGGAACCTGCCCCATGTCAAAGACCCAAACCGAATCCACAGAAACTCAGCAGACTGAAGACTTGTCTTCGGCTCTCGAAGACATCTCCTCCGAGTTGTTCGGGCAGGGCGATGAAGGGGGCGATAAAGAGTCTGACGCTGCTGAGGGGGAGCAGGTCGAGCAAGCGCAAACGGCTGATTCCCCGGCTACTGCTGCAGCCGAACCTGCTCCCCGAGAAACCGTGGCTGAGAACTCGGAAGAAGTTCAGGAAACCGGCGCGCCGAAGACTTGGACGAAGGAAGCTCTGGCCGAGTGGGCAACGCTTCCCCCGAGGGCGCAGCAGGAGATTCTCAAGCGTGAGGAAGATTACTTCCGGGGGATTTCGCAGTATAAAACAGCTGCGGAAGTCGGCCAGCGGTATGATTCGGTCGTCGAGCCTTATCGCCCGATTCTGGCTGCGGAGAACATTGATCCGGTTCAGTTGTTCCAGTCCTTCGCGGCGAACCATTATCTCCTGAGCCGGGGCACTCCCGAGCAGAAGACGCAGCTGGTTTCGCAGTTAATCCAGGGCTATGGGATTGACTTCAACGCACTGGCAGAGTATATCGGTTCGCAGGGATTGGACCAAATCGATCCTCAGATCACGGCTCTTCGTCAAGAACTCGCTGCAGTTAAGAACACCCTGACGGGCCAACAGACCCAGCAGCAGCAGGCCACCGAAGCCCGGCTTCTCCAAGAAGTCGAAGCCTTCGCGGCCGACCCCGCTCACCCTTATTTCAATGATCTGATCGACGACATCAGTCAGCTCATGAAAGCCGGTCTGGCGACAGACCTGCAAACTGCTTACGACAAGGCAGTCTTTGCGAACCCGACTACGCGGGAGAAGGCTATTGCGGCATTGACAGCTGCAAACCCGATCCAGGCAGCGGAGGCAACCCTCAAAGACAAGATCGCCAAGGCAACAGCAGCCGATGTGACAACCTCTCAAACGCAACGGAACGGAACGGTTCCAGTGGGTTCGATGGACGACACGCTCACCGCAACTCTCGCGTCGATTGAGTCGCGAGGTTAACCTAAGGATTGAAACATGGCTACTCCCAGTTCAACCTTCACCGAGCTGGTTTCCACCACCTGGCGGAACCACTCGAAGGACGTGAAGGATAACGTATCGCGCAACAACGCGCTGTATGGCCGACTGACTTCGAAGAAGAACATGCGACTGGAAGATGGTGGTTTGACCATTGCCCAGCCGCTGGACTACAACATGAATGGCACGTATCAGCGCTATTCGGGTTACGACATTCTGAATATCCAGCAGTCTGATGTCATCACGGCGGCGGAATATCAGTGGCGGCAGATTGCCCTCAACGTCGTGGCTTCGGGTCTGGAACTCCGCGTGAACTCTGGCGGCAACGCCATTGTGAAGCTGGCCAAGGCTCGCATCAAGAACGCAATGCGGACTTTCAAGAACAACTTCTCCTACGATCTCTACTCCGATGGCACGCTGCCGAATCAGGTCAACGGGCTTCAGGCTCTGGTGGCTGACGCTGGCACTGGCACCGTTGGTGGTATCGACTCGTCGGCTTGGTCGTTCTGGCAGAATGCAGTTCAGTCGGCCGCGGCTCCGCTTCAGGGTGGTGGTGCGATCACCCCGAGCGCGACTACGATCGAAAGCCTGATGCTTCCGCTCTGGCTGAATCAGGTTCGTGGCGATGACAAGCCTGATCTGATCATCTCGTCGAATGACTACTTCACGTTCTATGAACAGTCCCAGGTCAGCATCAAGCGCTACACGACCTCGGACGAAGCTTCGGGTGGCTTCATGTCGCTGAAGTATAAGAACGCTGACGTCATCTTCGACGGTGGCAGCGGCATTCCAGCGGCCCACATGTATTTCCTCAACTCGGATTACTTCGAGATGGTGGTGCATAAGGACGCGAACCTCGACGTTCAGGATGACATGAAGCCCTACAACCAGGATGCAACGGTGATCCCGGTGCTCTGGATGGGCAACCTCGTCTGCTCGAATCGTCGTCTTCAGGGTGTGCTGAAGGCCTAATTCCCGGTTATTATGGAAACATAATCCCCGGCGAAAACGAAAGGACAGAATAATGACTTACTCAGTCGTAAATGGGACTGTCGGCACCCCGCAGATCAGTCCCTTCAATCTCCCGGACACCACTGCGCGTGTGCTTCCGGGCACGATCCTCGATGCGGTTGACCCTTACTGGGGCGGCGCGGAGTTCATCTATTGCAAGGCTGCTGGCTCCATCCGCCAGTTTGGTCTTGTGGTGCTTACCCCGAGCTTTGCTTCAGGTCAGGTCGTCTACAACGCCACGGAAGTTCCGAACACGGCCAACCTTGGTCGGACTGTCGGTGTGGCGATGACGATTGCCACTTCGGGCCAGTTCATCTGGGTCTGCATCAGTGGTGTGGTTCCGGTGAACAGCTCGGCGGCTGTCGCGGCCGACACGACCTTCGGCATTGCTGCTGCGGGTCAGGGCGGGGCTAACTCGGCCGGTAAGCAGATCCTCAACGCCCGCGTTGTGGTGGCTTCGACGCAGACTGTGGCCAAGGCCGGTTGCACCGCGAACAGCGGCTCGACTCGACTGCTGGTCCCGAGTGCCGATGGCTGGTTCATCGGGGCTTACCTCTCCGGCACTGGCATTGCTGCGGCAACGACTGTCTCGGACATCGACCCCAGTGGCACGATCGTGACCCTCTCGACAGCTACCACGGCGGCTGTTGCTGGCACTGTCACGGCCACCTACAACAACGCGACTGTTTACTACAACATCGCGCACATCAATCGTCCGTTTGCTCAGGGGGCTATCACTTAAGCAAACGTGCGTCTGTGGGGGGAGTTGTCCAGGCTCCCCTCACAGTTCTCCTGCCCGAAGGATTTTGAAATGTCAGATAATCCAAGACCTGCCTATGTAACCTTCGAAGTCCGTGCTGTGGAAGATCGCACGGCTTCTGTCGAGACCGGACACTTCGCGTCTAAGGATGTTGTGTTCGCTGTTATCACGCCAGCTGGCACAAAGGACCGGATCGAAAAGGTCGCGGAAGAGTGGCTGAAGGGTGTTGAGGAAGGCGTGAATCAAGAGCGCATCCCACAGACTTGGCTTGTGGCTTATCAACAGGCTTATAAAGCATTCTGCGAATCCCAGACTGATCCAGAGTTTGGAACCGCTGTGAGTTCTTGGCCCGCCGTTTCGCCCTCGCAGGTCAAGTGCCTCCTCGACGCAAATATCCGCTCGGTGGAAGATCTGGCCGAAGCCAATGAAGAAGCCCTTGCCCGTATCGGCATGGGCGCTCGGGCATTGAAGCAGAAGGCCCAGGCTTGGCTCGATGCCGCCAAGGACACTGGCAAGACTGCCGCAGAACTTGCCTCGCTCCGGACTGAGAATGAACGCCTCAAGGTCCGTGATGAAGAGCGTGAAAAGCAGCTTGCCGATCTGGCAAAAAAGGTTGAAGTCCTCGAAGGGGCTTCCAGCAAAAAGGGCTAATCCATGACCGTTCTGTCAGTCATCCAGCAGCATTGTCGAATGCACGCACTGAGCATCCCCACGGCGGTGGTGTCTGCGACGACTGACACAACGGTGCAGCAGTTGTATGGGATTCTCCAAAGCGTTATTGACGAGTTGATTGAAGAGTCGAAATACAACGTCACGACTCGGGAGGCGACTTTCACGACGGTCGCCTCCGAGAGCCAGGGTTCGATCGCGACCCTAGCCCCTTATGGAATTCGCTCAATTGTCCCAGGGACATTCTACGACCGGACGTTGAAGCGGCCTCTTTACGGCCCGCTCACCGAGATCGAGTGGCAGCAGATCAAGGCTCTGCCAAACCCCGGACCTTTCTACAAGTTCCGCATCCGTGGCGGACAGTTGCTCATCAATCCTGTTCCGGCGGCTCCGTTCAGCACAATTGCGTTCGAGTATATGAGTTCTTGGGCGATTGTGTCCTCGGCCAGTGCCCTGAAAGCGGCCATCACCGCCGATGATGATTTCTTCGTATTCCCGGAGAACATCATCCAGCGCGGTCTGTCCTTCCGCTGGAAGCAGATCAAGGGTCTGCCTTACCAAGCCGATGAGACCCGATTCTATGAACTCCTGACGAACCACATCGCCAAGGATAAGGCCAAGCCCATGATCAACGTGGCAGAGCCTCATGACGGCATGATCAAGCCTGGTGTGTTTGTCCCCTCTGGTAACTGGATGCAGTAATGCGTGGACCTCCGACACTGAATCAGAGGGCTGGGCATCGGCCTACGCCAGCGAATGAGGCCATCGCTCGGACCTATGCGATTCCGGCACCTTATAAAGGCTGGAACGCTCGTGGGAACTTGGCGAATATGGGGCCACTGGAAGCAGTGGTTATGGACAACATCTTCCCAGGGGTGCAAGATGTTGCACTTCGGCCCGGGCGGTCGGACTGGGTGACGGGCTTTTCGGCAAATGTCCGAGGCTTGATGCCTTACAACGGTGGGGCCTCGTCGAAGCTTTTTGCTGCCACCAGCGCCGGGGTTTATGACGTAACATCTTCCGGCACGATGGGGGCGGTTGTTACTGCTTGCACGGATGGTCGCTGGATCAGTGTGAATTTTCGCACTGCAGGTGGCAGTTACCTGACCATGGTTAACGGGGTTGATAGCCTGAAACTCTACGATGGGGCAACTTGGGTGACAGTGACGGGTGTCAGTGTCCCGGCTATCACTGGTGTGACGACTTCTTCCCTAAACTATGTTTCGATCCATAAAAAGCGTCAGTGGTTTGTTGAAGCTGATACCATGAACCTCTGGTATCTGCCGGTGGACTCGATTGCTGGGGCAGCTACGCAATTTCCGGTTGGAAGTTTGTTCAAGCTTGGCGGCTACGTTGTTGCGACCGGCTCGTGGACGCTGGACTCTGGCAGTGGGGTGGATGATCTTTTCGTTATCGCGACTTCGAACGGGGAGATCGCTGTTTATCAAGGGACTGATCCAGCGAGTTCAGCTACATGGGCATTGGTCGGGGTTTACGAGGCAGGCCCGCCAGTGGGCCGCAGGCCACTTCTCGACTACGGTGGGGACTTGCTTTATCTGAGTAAGAATGGCCTGATCCCATTGTCGAAGCTTGTGCAATCCCCGGTGCTGGAACTCAGTTCCATGGTAAGCTTCAACATCGACGGGGCTATGCTGGATGCTACTTCGACTTATGCGGCGAATAATGGCTGGCAAGCCATCCTGCACCGGAATGGGACGGCTCTGATCGTCAACGTCCCTGTCTCGGCAGATACGTTGTCCTACCAGTATGTCATGAATGTTGTGACGAAAGCTTGGTGCCGGTTTACTGGCTGGAACGCCAGTTGCTGGGCAGTTCTCGGCTCGGACATCTACTTCGGCGGCGGGACGGGTGTGTCCAAGGCTTGGATCGGAACCAGTGACGCTGGCACTCCGATTACTGGCCAGGTCGCTCAGAGTTACAACTCCTTCGGCATGGCTGGGCAGAAGGCTATCTCCCTCGTTCGGCCTAATCTAGAGGTCTCTGGCAGCGCTACGCTCCGAATGGCCATTGATGCTGATTTCAAGACATTCAATGGCCAGACCCTTGTCACCTATACCCCGATTTCCGCAGGGGCTACCTGGGACTCCAGTCTCTGGGATACAGGTCTCTGGGACGCCGGGGCATCTCCTGTCGAGTCCAAGTGGCTAACCGTTCCGAACGACCTCGGTTATCTGCACTCTTTCCGCTTGCAACTCACAACAAGCTCCGCTAGTTTCGTATGGACTTCAACGAACTACGCTTACAAGCCAGCGGGGATTTTGTGAAACATGTTCTGGTTGGCTGTGATAATCTTTTCGGTCCTTGGCTTGCTCATCGAATCGGAGGAGACTGGTTCCCAGGACGCGGATCGACTATAGGGCTGATGGATGATAAGAAAGGCCCGGTAGCTTGTTGTTTGTTTGAGGGCTGCAATGGGGCAAGTGTGATGGTTCACATAGCCTCCGAAGGGCAGAATTGGGTAAATCGGGAGTTTCTCTGGTTTATCTCTTACTACCCGTTTAAGCAGCTAGGCGTGACTAAAGTGCTTGCGCCAATAGAGAGCACGAACACCGCTTCGATCCGATGGACGGAGCATTTTGGATTTAAGCTTGAGGCGACCCTCAAGGATGCCGCACCGAAAGGTGATCTTCTGATTTACTCATTGGTAGAATCAGATTGCAAATGGCTCCATATGAGGAAAAAGCCAAGTGAAACCAAAAGCACCAGCAGCTCCTGATTATGTAGGTGCCGCCCAAGAACAGGGCAGGCAGAACGTTCAGGCTTCGCTTGCTACGAATTATCTGAATCAGGCGAATCAGGTCGGGCCGAATGGCTCGCTGACTTATAGCTATGATCCCACGCAAGGGCATACCCTGGCCGATGGGACGTTCATCCCGCAGACGACTGCCACGACGACTTTGAGTCCCGAGCAGCAGCGGTTGTATGACCAGAATACCCTGATGTCGACGAACCTGAATGACCTGGCTATTCAGGGCATCGGGTATGTTGGGGACCAGGCGAACCAGCCGATTGACCAAAACGCTCTGCCGAGTTTGCGGAGTGGGCTGGCGACGAGCCCCTTCCAGACAACTGCAGCACCGACAGGGTTGAGTATTACTGGTGCGCCGAGCCAAGGGCAGTATCAGACTGCTTATGACTTCGGCAGCGCTGGGGCCATGCCCAATGCAGCGGACTTTGCGGGCCAGCGGGACCAGATCACTAATGCGATGATGGAGAGGCTGCAGCCTTACATCGAGCGCGATCGGGCTGCGATGGATACGAGGCTGGCGAACCAAGGGATTACCCACGGGTCCGAGGCTTATAACTGGGATAACAACAACTTCCAGAAGGGGGTTAACGACCAGCGGATCGCGGCGCTGCTTGCGGGAGATCAGCAGCAGCAGAATCTCTTCAACAATGCGATGGGGATTCGTCAGCAGGGAGTTGGTGAGGCGCAGAGTCAAGGGAACTTCTTCAACAACGCGACGAATAGTCAGTTTCAACAGGGGCTGGCAGCGAGCGGGTTTAACAATCAGGCTCAAGGGCAGCAGTTCGGGCAGAACCAGCAGCAGCTTACGAATAATAACCAAGCGAATGAAGCGCAGTTTAACCAAGGCCTGGCCTCGGCGCAGTTCGAGAATCAGGCAAGGCAACAGGCAATTCAGGAACAGGATTACTTCCGGAACCAGCCGCTTAATATGCTCAATGCGCTGCGGTCTGGGAATCAGGTTCAGATGCCGAGCTTTGGTAATGTTTCCGGTGGGAGTCAGATTGAGGCTGCGCCGACTTACCAAGCCACGGCGGACTCATATCAAGGTGCGATGCAGCAGTATCAGGCCCAGATGCAGATGTATGGTGGCATCCTCGGCGGGCTTACGAGCCTCGGTGGGGCGGCTATTATTGCCTCGGATCGGAGGCTGAAGCGGAATATTGAACTCTTGAGCATTAGGCCCGACGGTCTCGGGGTTTATTCTTACAACATGCTCTGGTCAGATGAGCCTCAGATCGGTGTGATGGCGGACGAAGTTGCGGCCTTCCGCCCAGAAGCCCTCGGCCCACGGCTTGGCGGGTTCGCAACAGTTAACTACGGAGCGCTATAATGGCCCTGGCACCTAAACTTACTATCCCGACTGGCTACGAAGCCCAGCAACGTCAGCTTGAGCGGAAGCGGAAGCTCGCTGAAGCCATGATGTCCATGGGGATGCAGAACAATCCGAACATGGTGTCCCCGCTGCAGGGACTTGGCCAACTCGCACAGATTATTGCCGGGAAGGCTCTGGACAAGCGTCTGGAGAAGCGGCACGGAGAACTGGATGCGAGGATTTTGGAAGACTTCGGAAAGGCCAACACGGAGTTTAACGAAGACCTAGACACAGGCGATTGGGGCGCTGTGCTGAAGAAGTATTCGTCTAACCCCATGCTGGCGGATAGACTGAAGCCTGTTGAAAATCTCTGGGAAGCTGGCAAGCGTCAGGATCAGGAGATTGTCCAGAACGGTGGGCGCTGGGATCGAAAGGGTGGGCTGGTTGGCACGGCAGTTCCGTCGAAGCCCCAGGATGATTTGATCGTCGGGGCTGATGGCACTGTGTCGATCAACCCAGTCAAGCTGACTCGGGACATGATGTCGCAGGGGCTGGAGGTGACGAACCCTGTCACCTCGATGCAATGGCCAGGAGCAGCGGGGCAGCCACCAGCAATGGGGGCAGCAGCTCCACAAGCTCCTGGAGGACTCCCGCCGATCTCTCCGCAGGGACTGGCTTCCATGGCGAATGGTGGGCAGGGGCTGATTGCTCCAGAAGATGCTGCAGCCTTGCACCAGCGCATGGGGCCCGAGGGCTTCGCGAATTGGATGAAGACGACGGGCCAGCATATTGGAAAGCTTGTCGACGGCAAGCCTTTTTACCAAATCAATGGCAAGTGGTATGACAATCCGGAGGGTCGTTAAATGCCTGAAGTAACTGATCCGAGGATTTTGCAGAGGCTGCAGGGACAGGGGCAACCCGCTCCGCTGCCGACTGCCCCAATGCCTTTTCCGGGGGCGCTGCCTTCGACACCTAATCGCGGACGGACGGAGTCTCGGGCCGAGGAGCAGCTGCGCCTCGCGAGGGAAGCCGCCGCTCGGGATGCCCAAGGGCTGGACATTCGTAACCGGACTGACAAGCGGGAGCAGACGAAGTTTGATCGGGAGTCTGAGGCTCATGAGGACACTCATGGGATTAGCCTGACCGAGGCTGAACAGAAAGCTGGGACGCACTATGGCGAGGCTATCACGGCAGCGCAGCTTTTGCAGAAGCAGCTGGCGAAGAATCCTGGGGCAATTCAGCCTGATCTGTTGGAAGCTTTTGCCTCGAACTTTGGGGACTGGGCTCGGAAGGCTGCGGCCTCGGGTGATCGCGAAGTTGTGAATGACTCCTTTGACCAGATGGTTCAGGCGATCCTCTACCTGAAGTCTGGCGCCAATGCTCCTGATCCGGAATTCAAGCGGCAGCTCGAAGGCACGAAGGTCGGGTATATGGATGATCCTGAGTCCATCGAGGCTAAGAAAGTGCGGTTCTCTTCCTTGCTGAAGCAGGCGATGGTAGCTGCCGGCCCGGGCCGTGAGCGTGTGGAAGATACTTTCAAAAAGATCAACCCAGATATGATCTTCCCCTCGGAAGAGCAGATTCGGAAGTGGAGGATTGAGAAGGGGCAAACACAGACACGGGCTGATATCGCTGAGGGTAATGCTACGGATGCAGCCGGTAGTGTGAGGACCGCGGGCCAACAGAACGCTTGGACCCTTGCCCCGGCGGCACAGAAGGAATATGCGGACTGGCTGGCCCAGCAGAAGCCCGGTGAACTCACCCCGGATGCTGTGGCGGCGTTTCGTCGGCAGCTTGTTACCAAGTATCCCCATCCGATGGAAGACCCGGAGAAGAGTTTCGACCCGAATGCAGAGACGCCGGAGTATCATCAGAACTGGACGGAGCAGTTTAATAAGACGGGTGTCGGCGGGGCGGTGATCCCGCCGGCGGTGCTGGACCTTGGAGCGAATGAAGGAGACGTTGGGAAGAATGCTGCGGCGGTTGCCGCCAATGCGCTGGCTTTGAACATTCCAGAATTGCTGAGTGACCGAGTGCATAAAGGGGCCGAGGCTTTCCGTGGGGAGAATCCGGGAACGGCTTTGGCTGCCGAGGTGTTGGGGTCAGTCGCTCCGACGACTCTGCTTGAGCGTGGCGGGCTGACTGTTGCGGGGAAGATGCTTGGTCGGGACTTGGCGGAAGAGGCTCCCGCAAGGCTGGCTGCCCAGGTGGCTGGGAATAGCCTGACAGGCGGTATGGACGCCATGGCAAGGGCTGACGAGGGAAAGCGTCGTCGGGCGTTTATCACAGGGGCTACAGTCGGTGGCGCAGCTACGCCTCTGGCGAGGCTTGGTGGCAGTGGTGCACAAGGCTTCATGGGGAAAGAAACTGCCGATAGCATCAACCACATGGTTGACTCTGGGGTTGACCTGACCTCGTTGCAACGGATGGGGGCTGGGAAGTTGGAGGAAGCAGCCCAGGGGCTGCCGATTATCCGAGGGGCGCGAGAAAAGGCAGCAGCTTCCGTCAACACCGGGTTTCTGAATACCAAAGTCCTCGGGCCGATTGGTGCGAAGCTGCCGAAGACTGTCAAAGCAGGCCCGGAAGCCAATGCGGAAGCGGCGCGGATACTTGGAGCAAAGTTCGCTGAAGTCACTCCGAAAATTCGTGGTGTGCGGGATAGCATGTTCCTGCCAAAGGCCGCTGCGTTGAAAGCTGCTGCTCATGGGCTGAACGGGGGTAAGGCGATCTGGTCTGACGTTGCGGCGGTTGAGAAGAAGCTGTTCAAAAACGGAGCCTTTGACGGGGATAGCTACCGGAGTGCTATGTCAGAGCTTCGGGAGATCACGGACAGCCTCGGGAGCCAGTATGAAAACACCGGCAATCGGTCTTTCCTGCAAGCGCAGAGGCTGGTCGAGAAGTATCGACTGCAGGTGAAAGAGATGGCTATTCGTCAGGTTGATGCTACAACGGGCAAGGATATCCGGGCGCTGGATAAGGCCTATGCGAGCTTTATCCAAGCTGAGGACGCAACAAACCGGGCACTGGCTACGGGTGATGGTATCTGGTCCCCAGCGCAGTTGGTGATGTCACAGAAGAAACTGGACTCGTCGATCAGGAAAACCGCCTCGGCAAGGGGGAAGATGCTGAATCAGGACTTCGCTCGGGATGCTTCGAGCGTGGTTGGGAGCAAGCATGTGCCAGAGACTATGAGTCCATTTCTCACGTCAGGGGCCTTGGGCCTCGGAGGTGTCGGTGCGGCTTATACCCCGGCACTGGCAGCCACACTCGGGACAGCAGGCACGGCGCTCTACGCACCTGGGGTGAAGAAGGTTGTTCAGAGCCTTTTGCTGAATAAGCGGAAGGATTTGGCCAAGGGTTCCCCGGCGGCACAAGCGGCTTATGACAATTTCCTGATCCAGGCACTGGCCTCGTTTCAGACCAAGAAATCGGAAGGACAGTAACAATGCCTTATGACGGTTCCGGGACTTACACCCCAGCAGCGGCTCCGAGTTTTCCAGCAGTTGGCGGGGCGGTGATTTCGTCGACTTACTACAACGCGGTTATCAATGATCTCTGCACGAATGGGCTGTCCAATGCTCTTACGCGGGATGGGCAGGGCAAGCCCACGGCGGCGATTGATTGGAATGGGCAGAACCTGACAAACATCAACAACCTCGGGGCGGTGACAGCGGCCTTCTCCGGGGCAGTTACGATGGCGTCGACACTGGCTGTGACTGGTGCCCTTACGGTAGGGGGGACAGCTGCTGTCACCGGGAACACTACGGTAGGGGGAACGCTGGCTGTTACTGGGGCGACTACTCTTGGGACAGCTACGATCACCACGGCTACGCTGACGAATCCTCTGGCCATTGCCAGTGGGGGTCTTGCTCTGGCCACGGTTCCGACGAATGGGCAGGTGCTGATCGGAAACGGCACGGGTTATACTCTTGCCACGATCACAGCTGGCTCGGGGATTGCTGTCACTAATGGGGCGGGTTCGATTTCGATCAGTGCAACTGGCGGCGGTGGCACGGTGACGAGTGTTGCGGTTTCGGGCGGCACGACAGGTCTGACGACGAGCGGCGGGCCGATCACCGGGAGCGGGACGATCACCCTCGGCGGGGCATTGGCGGTGGCGAATGGTGGCACCGGGAGCACGACAGCGGGCAATGCGCGAACGGCGCTAGGCGCGGCGGCATCGGGGGCCAATACCGATATCACTAGCCTAGCGAGCCTCTCAACGCCGCTTTCCATCGCACAGGGTGGCACAGCGAGCACCACGGCATCGGCGGCTAGGACGGCTCTGGGCCTCGGCACAGTTGCAACCTTCGACGAAACCACGGCAACACAATTTCGGAATAATACGGTAGGCAAGGCGCTTTCCACGGATAAGGTCTGGTCGGCAGCTGACTTGGTAGCCCTAACCGACGCCGCGACTATTGCGGTTGATCTGGGAACTTTCCTCAACGGGACAGTGACGTTGGGGGGTAATCGGACTCTTGGCAATCCGACGAATACTAAAGTCGGGCAGAGCGGGGTTAATGCCATCAGCCAGGACGGGACAGGTAGCCGCACACTGGCTTATGCGGGGAACTGGAAGTTTCATAACGGTGTGGCTCCGACATTGACGACCACTGCCGGGGCCATGGACTTGCTGTATTACCAAGTGTTTTCCAGCACGTTCATCTTTGCGACAGTTATCGGGGACGTGAAGTAATGTTGCCTGGAATCGGATCATGTGCGGGGGCTTTTTCCAGATACCCTCTTCGCGTGGAAGTCGCGCCTGGGGATATGTATAGCAGTCGTTCGGGGCCTGGAAGTCTGACCTCCTCTGGAGACACTGGTTCGGCAGTTGACGGTATGCCGCCTTATACCTATGCGTGGTCCTATGTCTCGGGGTCGAGTTATACGATTAATTCCCCTGCGTCGGCGACTACTACATTCACCACAACGCTGTCAGCAGCACAATTCGAATCTGGGGTGTATCGCTGCACGGCGACTGATGCTGACGGGGCGACAGCTTCGGCTGATGTTACTATTCATATGGAGGCTATTTAATGGAAGTGCCAGGTTGGGATAATGCGTTTCCGTGGGTAGCTACTGGAGGGGCTGGCATCATGGGAAGGTTGTTGTATCATGCGAAGCAGATTCAGGCGGGGAAGCGTAAGCCTCTTGGCTGGGTGCTGTTTTGGGATATTCCAATCGCCCTGGGGATGGGGTGGCTTGCTCTCGGGCTGGCTACGTGGTTGAAGATCAGCTGGGAGCCTACGTTCTCGCTGGCACTGGTCGCGGCTTATCTCGGGCCGTATGGGATTGACACGATCTTTGTCCGATGGACGGAGAAGAAGCTGGGGAAGGAACCTATCGATGGCGATTAGGGATATTCATGAGCTGTTGCCGGTGGTGGCACAGGCGGCGGAGAAGGCAATTGCTGAGTGCAAGTCACTGGGATTGGACCTACTGGTGACTTGCACTTATCGGACGGGGGCAGAGCAGGAAGCGCTGTATGCTCAAGGCCGGACGAAGCCGGGAGCGAAGGTGACGAACGCGAGGGCGGGGCAGAGCCTGCATCAGTATCGCGTGGCGCTGGACCTCTATCCGATGGTGCATGGGAAACCGGACTTTTCCGGGAAGGCCTCCGAGTGGTTCAAGATCGCGGCGGTGTTTAAGAAACACGGCTTCGAGTGGGCCTATGAGTGGAAAAGGTTTAAAGAAATGCCGCACTTCCAAATGACGAAGGGGCATCCACTATCCTACTTCCAGGGTGGTGGGACTATCTGAAGGGAACGGATTATGTTCAGTGGCTATAAGACTTACATCACCGCAGCGGTTACTGTCATCGGCGCGGTCGGGGCTTTTCTCAGTGGAGAGGCGAGCCTGATGGATACGCTGCAGCTGATCGTGCCTGCGCTGATCGGTGCGTTTGTGCGAAGCGGGATGAAGTAATTCCCGGAAATTTGGAATTTATAATCCCCGGGAATTACTATTAGGCAGTCTCTCGGGAGAGTATTTCAGAAGCAGCGGCTCCGGGGTAGAGATACATCTCGGAGCCGTTTTGCTTGAGGATGAGATAGCCAGAGCGCACCGCGCCGGTAATGACTGCTTCGAAGTCTTGCATCTTTGGAAAATGGGAGTGGACGAAGCGATAGGCTTCGGTGTATTGGCATGAGCCGCGCTTGGCAACATACCAGATGAGACGCTCGGCGTAGACAGCGTCCTCAGACTTGCCGATCTTGGAGAAGACATATTGCATGTCAGGTTCGAGGTCAGTCACCATCTGGTCCGCGAGGGCGAGGTGTTCGGCTTCGATCACGAGGCGGGGGGACTCGGCTGCAGCGAGGATCATCGCGAGTTTATGGATATGGGTCTGCTTGCGGGCGAGGTAGCCGCCGAAGCGGTCGTCGTCAAGGTGGAGGTGCTTTGCGGCGTAGTGGGAAGCATACCAAGCGTTGCCCCACTCACGAGCCTTGGGTGAGAGGACGAACTCCCCGCACATCATGGAGATTTGCATGAGATCTTCGGTAAGCTTTTGGGCCGTTTGCTTGATGTCCTTTGGCACGAGTTCGGACGGGTAGGCGACAAGCTTGGCTTTCTTCTCCGCATAGACGAAGATACAGCGGGAAGTAAACCCTCCCCCGATCATGTATTCCGGGAAGTTCCCCGCGATCCAAGACGGTGTAGTGCAAGCGATGAGGTTAATCCAAGGATTCTCCACGACATCACACCCGGAGCCTTTGGTCTTTTTCTCAAAGGCTCCTTGCTTCCCATCCCATAGAGAGACCAAGAGATCAACCATCTCTTTGTCCTGAGGGTTAAGAAGATTCCCGAACTCAGATGATTCGATGGTGAGGGCTGACATGGCATGGTATTCACCTTCGTATTCGAAGGACATTGTGGACTCAGCGAAACCAGTTACGAGGGCTTGCCAAGTCACAACGTCCGGGCCGAACATGATGTCGGGGACTTTTTTGAGGAGAGACATTCCGATGGAAGCGGTTGTGGACTTCGAGACGATCCCTGGCGGCGCGACGAGGATGACGTAGAAGTTCGGAAACCATCGGAAGTAAGCCATGTCGATCCAGACCTTCCGGCGCAGCGCACCGGCGATTGTGGAGACAGCTGTCCAGAAGTGCATGTGTTTTGGGGCTTCAGAAAAGGAGGCATACTCCATGAAAGCTGAAATCCAGTTATCGTAATGCCTGCGAGCGGTCATGCCCCCTTCTCCCACAAAAGGCGCGCTTGGCAAGCTTCTTCAAAAGAGTGTCCGCTGTAGAGAAAGTAACGAACTCCGTTTCGCATACCGGCTGCTTCCCAACGTCCCCAGCGTTTATGCCAATTTACTCCCTTAACACCTGAAGTATTGGTGCAGGGCATTCTACGATTTTGAGCTTGTCCACAGGGACTCAGCCAAACACAGTTATCTTTGCTATAAGGGGCTTCATTATCAAGCCGTTCCAGCCAGGTTCCCTCAGGCCGCTCTCCCATGTCTCGTAGGAAAGCGTTGAAATCAGCCCACTCTGGGGTATAAGCAACCCCACGACCGCCGTAATACTTATAATTTGCAGAATTTGGATTATCACACCGTTCTTTCATCTTAGCCCAGGAACGGTAAGTAGGGGTTGGTCCAGTTGTTTTGCTGTTATTATGTCCATGAGAGTGACTCACTTGCAGTGCCCCCAGCTAATGGTGGAAGTATGAATATCCACCGGAATGAGCAACGGTTCTATATAAGGCAACGGTATTGTGCAAGCTTCTTTAATCATGTCTTTTGCATTGGGTAGATTAATTGAATACTGGCCCGCGAGCGAATCATGGACCTGAAGTAGAACTTGTATGTCTTTGTAATTATCATAAAGATTCTTATAGCCACGATTAATCAAGCATGCTACTGTGCTCTGTGGAATCCAGGCAACCATTTGGTTGTAGATCGTGCCTTCGATACGATCAAAAACATAGCAGCGATTGCCAAAAACATTTTCGACATAGCGCTGCGTGTTGACTTTGTGGATAAGGTCTTGCTGCCACTGTTCAATTTCAGGGAACTTTCCATAATACCATTTCTGGATTCTCTCAACTTCGTGCGCTACCAGCCCAATTCGGCCCGATAGCCCAGAGGCGGTTCCCAGGTAATTAGTCCCATGGCATAGGGCTTTGAAGAGCTTGTAAGAAGGGTGGTGCTTGTCGATGGTTGGGTCACGGTAGTATTCCTTGGCTACTTCGACGTAGGGCTTGAGGCCTTCGGAGAACATTTGCTTCATTTCGAGACAGTCGGATTCCCAGACGACGATGCGAAGGTCGGCAGAGTCGAGGTCGATGTCAAAGAATTCTTGGTCAGGATCGGTGACGAAGAGCTTGCGGACGTTCGGGAGGCCCGAGGACTCGTCGCCGGAAGGGATATTCTGGAGGTTCATTCCCGAGCCGAAGGCGTTTTCGGAGGAGGAGAAACGGTAGGTTTCAGTCCCAGCTATATTGAACGAACAACGCATTCGCTGATCGTGATCGACCGGCGCTTCGAGGAAGGTAGAGCGAAATACACCCAGCGAACGCAGCTCGCGGATGGCGTCACAGATCGGACGGAGGGCTGGCTCGCGAGCCGAGATTTTCTCGAGGGCTGAGTCATCGGTGGTGGGGTTTCCAGACTTCCGAGAGATGACAGGTTTTTGGGCGAGGAGGCGATAGAAGGTGTCCTGCATCTGCTTCGGGGATTTGATGTTAAGGGGGAAGCCGAGAACTTCGGAGAGCCAGGCTTCTCGAGTGGCGATGGCGGCGGCGAGGTCTTGGGAGAGCTGGCCTTTGGATTCATTGTCTACACGGATACCAGCGATCATGGTGTCGAGGACTGGGTGGAAGAGGGATTGTTGAAAGTCGTGGACAGAGCGGAGTTTGGGCCAGGTTTCGGACATCGAGTCGATCGCGAGTTGCTGGGCTGTGTCGATCTCGTAGGTGACGCAACAGTCTTTGCAGTTGTAAATCCAGAGTTGGCGTTCGCCAAGTTTCGGGTCCCAGTTTTTCGACTCGTCTTTCCAGTAGACATGATGCTTGCAATAGAGGGAAGCGAGGACATCGAGGCCCTTCGGCATGTTTGAAAACATCGAGTGCTGGGCGAGCATGGTGTCGCGCTTGAACCGGGGGATGAAGTGAAGATGGCGGAAGATGTATTGGGCATCGTAGATGAAATTCTGGCCAATGACCTCGACATTGGGGTGGGTCAGGAGTTGATACATGAGATAAGTGAGGAAGGCTTCTTCCTCTTCCCGCCAGTAGTGGATACGGGCTTGCCAGTTCGGCATCTCGGGTGAGACTGCGCGGAGTTGGGGGATGCAGATGGCGTCAGTGTTGGACCATGCAAAGCCTATGCAGGCGATATGACCTCCGCGAGTTTCGATGTCCACAGATAGTTTGAGAGGCCCGGCATCGCAACGCTTGATAAGGTCGCGGAGACAGCTCGCGGCTGCGGTGAACGAAGGCTCAATGAGGAAGTTGTAGTCAGGAGATACAATCGGAGCCTCTTCGAGGGCATGGGACCAAGCCTTTCGGAAATCGTGGATAGTGGTATTGCGGTCTTTCCAGACGGACTGGATATACGATGGGTGGTAAGTCGGGATGACATGGCACTTATGGCCGGAAGGTGTTGTGTATTCGAGGAGGGATGAGCGCCAGGACTTAACCCCGAACTTTCCGGTCAGGGCGAATAAGGCACCGTTGCCGAGGGCGAGGATGATCTTGGGTTTGACGAGTTCGATGTCTTGAACCAGACGCGCGAGGCTATTAGTAACAGTAGGGAGAACGTAGCGATCATGCAAAGGCACATGATCAGGTGTGATATCCTTTTTGGCTTTAGCAATCTGCGTATCGAAGGCTTGGCCATAGACTTGCTCCCGAATGAGGGCAGTGACGAAACACTGCGCACGGTTGAGGCCAGCGTCAGAGAGCATACGGTCGAACTCTCTGTCGTTGAGGATGATGTTGGAGTAAAGGTCGCGGGACGACACACACTCCGTGACGATCATTAGTCGGGCGTCGGCTGGCCCGGAGGGGATAAGCATGGGGCAGAGTCCTTGGGATAGAGGTAGCGGTATTCGATGGTTTTGTGGAAGCCCCGATGCCAGGCTAGAGCAAGGTGCATCCCTGGGGACCAACCATGGTCAAGGTAGAACACGACTTTGTCAGCTTTGAGGGACCAGTCAAGCCCCGCACGGATGCCGAGTTGCCGCTCTTCGGGAATGGTATCATCGAGGACGCCTTCGAGGGTGTAGAGGAGGTGGGAAGCGATCGGGGCTTCCCCCCGGAGGAGACTGTCCCGTAACGCGGCTCTGGCATAAGCTACGTTACGGGTGACATCGCCGGCGTAAGGGGATTCGAGTATCACCCTCATAGCATTACCGGATCGTCGTCGAGGGAGTTGAGACGCTTGACAGAAATACCGTAGTATTCTGTGTTTAGTTCAAGTCCTGTGGCATAGAGCTTGCACTGATGGGCGGCGGGAAAGATAGTGCCTGTGCCAGCGAATGCATCAAGCACCTTGTCTCCGGGACGAGTAGATCGCTTGAGGAGATCAACATACAGCTCAATTGGCTTATTGGCACCATGACCGAGGTTCTCTTCAAGACGGCAAGGTATGACGTCGGAGTAGATACCAGTAACAAGCTTGTCGCCCTTGATGGCGTAGAGGATGTATTCATGCTGGCGGCGCGGGCCTTTATCAGGGAGGGGGACACGGCCCGAGCCTTGCTTGTAGACGATGATCGGAGTGCGGAAGACATACCAGCCAGCGTCTTGCATGAAGGTCTTGAGTTCATGGAAACGATCGAAGTCGCAGAAGATATAGGCGTGGGCCTGGGGCTTGGCGACACGGTAGGCCGAATGGGTAAAGTCTGCCATGAGAATCCGCCAAGCTTCCGGCGTGTCGTTATAGTGATGGTCAGTGCCGGAGAGCCTACCTGCCCCATCACCGAAGTTCTGGGCGTTCATGCCGTAAGGCGGGTCAGTGAGGATTACATCGAAGGTGTTGTCGGGGCAGCGTTCGAGCCAGTCGAGGCATTCCGCATGATGTAGCTGGTGAGCAGATGAGTTGTAAGAAACTCCGACAGTTTCAGCCAAGGCCTTATACTTGGTCCGGTCTTCCTCGCGCTTGAGGGCTTTGAAAGCTTCTTTCTCGTTTTTGGCAGACGCAACAACGGGATTATCGAGATGGGAAGCAAGCAGAATAGCCTGACGGTCTCGACCGTAGTCAGTCGTCTCGACCTCACGCAGCGTGTCCGCAATTTGGTGAGATTGCCCGAGAGTTTCCGCTTGAGCAGTTCGCAGTCGATGTAAACGAGCAAGCGCCTCTGACCGTTCCTGCCATGATAGATCACGACGCTTGAGGTTTTCGTCGAGTTCTGCTTCTTCGGCTTCGAGCGGGGATAGGTCGCCAAGCGTGACATAGGGCACCTCATATGGGGGGAAATCCCGGCCATTGTGGCGGATTGAGCCGCCGAGCATCCAAATGGTATCTAGGGCGCGGAGACGCCGTTCACCGGCCACAAGAGCGAACCCTAGAGGGGTTTCACGGACGACTATTGGATGGAGCAGCCCGAGGCTGGAAATCGAGTTGGCGAGGTCGGTCAGGGCTTCAGGATCGAACTCCTGCCGCTGGCGGTTGGGCGGGATGATAAGTTCTCGGTGGTAGAGAGGGGTCTGTGGCATGGGCTTTTCTCCTAGCACTTCTTCCCACCGTCAGCGGCTCTGGCGGCGAGGGTATGATCTTCGCGGGTGAGGTTGTAGAGCAACTTTTCCACGACAGCACCCCCGAGGTCAAGCCCTTGATAACCAGCGAGGTCGAAGATGCGGATTAAGACATCGGCGAGTTCGACTTCGAGCATGGGACGGTGAGGGAGCTTGTCGTCCATGAGGGACTTACGATAGCCTTCAGCGGCTTCGGAGACTTCGGAGTGGATGAGGCAGAGTATTTCCATGATATTACGGTCGATCTTGCGGCCCGTGGTCGGGTTCTTATACCAGCCAGCCGCGATGTTCGCGCCATGGATTTGGTCAGATGCGGTATTGAACGATAGCTTGAGAAGGTCAAGCGTCGAGGGGGTATAACGCCAAGTCATAGAGAAAGTCTCCTAGAAAAAACCCTGGGACGGGGGCAATCGTCCCAGGGCTGAGAGGTTATTCGAGGGCCTTAGACGGGCTTGGCGATTGCCTTTACCTCGTCGTAGATGTCCTCGCCGGAAGCACGGTGGGAAACCTTGACCGTTGCCATGCGGCCCTGAATCATGCCGAACGAAAACGGCTCGCCCGGCTTGTTCAGATCGAGAGCCTCACGGATGCGGCCAAGGCCGACGTTCTTCCCCTTACCGAAGTCGAGCGCTCCGGTGTCGGTAGTGTCGAGCATCTGCTGCTGGCGGACACGGACAGTGTCTTTGCCAAGGAGCTGCTTGACGTTCTCGTCCTGAACGTCCCAGACGATTTCGAGCTTGATCCCCGAGGACGAACCGTCCTTGGAAGACCAGGTCTTGATATCGACCTTTTCGGCCAGTGCGAGGTATTCGCCCACGGGGCAGGGAGTGACCTTGGTGTCGTTGGACTCGTCGAACTGCTGGTTGAGGAAAGTGTTGGGGTCGAAAGAGGTCATGATGTAGTTCCTTGAAGTTAGAGGTTGGTAGTGATATGGGACTTGGCGGAGATAACCCATCGTCCCTGGGTGGGCTATTAGGAATTGTTTGCCCCATTGCGGCTGACCCACTTGTCCATGATGAGTTTGAAGTCCGGTGGGTTGTCGGACTTCAGCGGGAGGTTGCGGGTTTTGACATCAGCCATTGCGGAGGAAGTGTTCCACGTCCACTTGTCCCCCGAGCGTTCGCAGAGAACGACGTCAGAGAACATGGCTGGGAACTTCGGTGTGAGAGCCTTGCCAAGGGTTGATACCATCAGCTTCACCCCGCCGAGAACGGTGTCTACTTCCCGCTCAACGTGAGATAGTAGGACAAAGTGAGCAGCGCAGTTGTCGCATAACATTCGGACCAGTTTTTCAACTTGATCTTGAGCAATGCCCCAATCGGATTGGTTGCGGACTGCTTTGCCACCGACGACGAGAGCCATAGCGCACTGAGAAATGCCAGTAGCCCCGTCGATGACAAGAACGCGGGACTGATCCCATAGGTTGACAGGGCCATAGAATTCTCCAGTTCGGTCGTCAGGGAAGTTGTTGAGGGCTTCGAGTAGGGAGATGAATTGATTGTGCTTGGACTTATTCGGGTCGGTCATCTTGGCGAGAGAGTCGAGGTTGAGCATGTTGATGTTCTTGGCATTGGCGATCATCTGAGTGAAGTCTGCTGCCGGGGGGGCGACCTTATGCCAGTGGAGGTTGGAAGGGATTTCCTTGCCCTTGTCGGTCCAGTAACCGAGGAGGGATTCCATGCCGGATTCAAGGGCGAGGTAGAAAACGTCAATGCCTTGATCGACGAGGGTGCCGATGGAGTGTGTCTTGCCGGTGCCGGATGGCCCCATGAGCAGGACGTTCACACCGGGGAGGGTGAATGGTGGCTTGAGGTCGAGGGGCATAGGGAGTCCTTAAAACGGGGGTGATGGGGTGAGTCGTAGAAAGTGGATTCTATCTGAAACTGGTATTCAACGAGAAGGGGAATTGGCCATCCGACCAGTGCGAGGCATTCAACTGTGCCGGGGGGAGTGTAGCGATCGCCTGGACATTGATGGCACCGGCCGGAAGTGGCTTTGAAGGGTTGTAACTGACCGTTGATAAAGGATTTGAGCCGAGCATAGACCTCCCCACATCGGTCACAATGGAACAAGTGGGACCATCCGCATAGTCGAGGATCGTGGACGCGGTAGTGATGGATGACGGGTCCACTGGCGGGATCGAAGGCAGAGAAGGAATGTTCATACTTTCGGTCCGACATTGTAGAAACTTTCCATGCGGAGGTTGTATTCCTCGACGGTGACTTCCATCTTGGCGAGAGGATCCCAGACACGGGGGATGAAGTATTGGGGCAGCCACTTTTCCGGCTCGGGGGACTTGCAAACGGATTGGAAGGCACACCCGCCGTATTCGGAGCAGGCGTGATCGAGGTTGTAGTCCCAGTAGCCTTCTTCCCAGCACTGGATCATCTTGCGAATGTCGCGGACGGTCTGGTCGAGCCAGCGGTCGATCTCATAGCCCGAGCGGTAAGTGAGGACTTGCTGGGTGTCGTATTTGGTCTTGAGGATGGAGACACCACGGATGCAGACGCCTTGGGGGTTGAGGCCGAATTGCTGAGCGGCCCAGCAATACCCGGTGAATTGGCTCCGCATTTCCCACTGCCGTGCCCAGGACTGTCCGAGGGAGGTTGTGGTCTTTTCGTCGTAGATATAAACCCCGCCGTAGGCTTCCGCGATCATGTCTGACCGTCCGGTGTAGAATAGAGGATCGCCAGTGACTGGGTGATTGATTGGCAGAGGTTGAGCGAAAGAAAATTCAATGCCCGAGCGTCCGTCGGGGAAAGAGATGGGCTTTGCCCCGTCCCCTCCAAGCGGATAATTTTCAAAGTAAAACTCGAGAGCGCCAGCAGTGCGCTCCAATGATTTCGCGCTGTCGGCTGGGCATTCAAAATCCCCATAGCGCTGGATAAGGCTGCGAAGTCCGTTCGCCACAGAGGTTGGTGCATCCAAGCCCTGTTCGTAATAGCTTCTCCGAGCAGCCTCCACGCCTTCAGCAAAGGCTCCGCCAGCAACGAGGTGGACGGACTCGGAAGCGGGTTTCCAATGTTCGACATATTGGCGGAAGGCCTTTTGCGGGCAGGAACGGAAGGTTCCGAGGAAGGTGGAGTCGATGGCGATGGGGAAGTGTGGGCGGGTCATGAGGCTGGGGTGTCCTTGAAAGCGAGGGCAGCGATGCGGACTTTTTCGACGAAAGAGTTCCAGAGGGTTTCGGTGAAGAAGGCGTGGCAGGTGGTGCCATGGACTTCTGTAAGGTCGAGACAGGCGTAGGAAGGTCCTTGATTGTCGAGGGAGGTTTCAGGATTGTGGATGAAGACAGTCGCCATGGGCAGGGTTCCTGTGGTTAGAGGCCGAGTTCAGAGAGAAGGTCGTCGGCGTTGATGGGAGCGGCTTTGGTGCGGGGTTTGGATGATGTCTGCGGCATGTTGAGGCGTTCGGCCCGGAGAAGGGTGATAGCCTCGCGGCAGTCTTCAGTCGTCATCGTGCCGTTGCGGCCTTTTTCTCTGAGAACCGCGATGCGTTGCTGGATTTCAAGGGATACGGACATAAGGTTCAGGCTCCGTGGGAAACTCCCGGTGATTTGGAATATATAATCACCGGGAGATTAGATCAAATGGTTTCGAGGGCTGTTAGGACAGTGCCCGTATGAGCAAGAGTCGCAGAGCCTGCTCTGTCGAGTAGAGGTCTTCATAGGTTTCGGTGTCTGCCTTCTCGTGATACCGACGGGCCGCATCCTTGTAGCCGGATAGGAGACCTTCGACCTGAGTGTGGAGTTTTTCGTGGTCAGTAATGGGTTCAAGCAACATGGAGTTCCTCCCTCTGCCTCGTGCAGGCGACATACAATGAACGAAAAGCCTCCCCGCGATTGCGGTTAAGCATGATGTCTTCGAGATCGACGAAGACTTTGGTATAGGACGATCCCTGGCTTCGATGCGAGGTTATCGCATAGGAGTGGCGGACTTCGTTGAAGGCTTCCTTGAGTTGCCAGAACTCCCGCCATTTATACTTCTTCCCGGATTTGGCTTCCATGGACAGTTCATTGAGGCGGTTGTTGAGGGCGAACTGGCCCGAGGGTGTGAGGGTTCGTATTGTGACTTTCCGCTCGGATTCGTCAAGTGCCAAGAGGTTGAAGATCTCAAACTCGGAGTATTTCGGATGCTGGCCGAGGGCGACTTCGAGAACAGTGGCTTCTTCATCCGTCCGCATGAAGACTTCGTCTTGGAGGTTTTTGAGCATGGCTGTCGCGACGATCTTGTCACCTGGAAGCCACTGGTTCTCGCGGGATTCCTTCCGGCCGAAGATGAGGGAGCGGAGATAAGCATTGTGGGCGTCGACGGTGACGTTGCGCCAAGCGATGACCTTGGCCTCACCGGATTTGAAGAGGGTGAGATTGGCCTCGATGTGATTGAGCCAGTCGGCCCGCGAGTGGCGGAAGACCGGGGGCTTGGTTTCGATCTTTACTGACGGGAAGGGGTTGTCGACGACTTGGCGGATGGCTGTCGCCAGGTCAAGCATGGAGTTGCCATAGCGCATGACCTGGGTGAGTTCTGCCCCGTTGGGAAGTTTCCAGACAGGTGCGGTGATTTCCCCGACTGGCGGGAGCTGGGCCGGATCACCCATGAAGATGAACGGGACAGACCATTCGTCATAAGCGTCTCGAATGGCGTCCATGAGGAAGCGATTGACCATCGAGGCTTCATCGACGACGATGACTTTAAAGCCGGATAGGTCGACGGGTTCGTCGGGCTTGGCGAGTTCTTTCACCTCTCCGTTGGCTTGAAGGGACAGCCCGAGCAGTGAATAAATCGTCTTTGTCGGAGACCCATGCAAGCCGGCGGAGTCGAGATAGTTCCGCAGAACCTTAACGGCTTTGTTGGTCGGAGCGGTGAAGCAGATTTGGGAGGGGCGGAAGCGTGGGGTTCCATCATCGAGACGCTCCTTGGCTAGGAGAGTGATGGAGTAGGACTTGCCGGTTCCGGCATAGCCTCGGAGGACGAAGAAGTCCTGTCGGGCCGCGAGGAAGTCGAGCATGGAGGCGAGGGCTGAGGCTTGTTCAGGAGTGGGTGGGAAAGCCGGGGCCTGGGCTGGGACGGTGTAGGGACAACAGTCGCACGAACCTTCGGAGTAGACGCGGCCAGCAGCGCATTCGGGACAGGGGGTGGAAGGTTCGTCGTTGAACTTCGGGGTTGTTAGGGTCACTTAGATTTCCTTTCGGATTAGAGCTTATCGCTCGGTGGTGGTTAGGTGGTTAAAGGCCCCTCGGCCATCTCAAGTGCGGTTGGTAGGTCGGTCATGGGGTCGGCTCCTCTATCGGATAGCTTTGGTCATCACGGTTCAGCCTGTGCGCGATCTCGGCGGCAAGTTCGTCATCCCATGCAGTCAGGATCGGGCTGGACTGGTTGCGCGAATAAATCAGCGGACCGATGGCGATTAGCGGGAAGTCTGATGCTTTGAGTTTCATTCTGTCGGCTCCTTCCACTGGCCGGATGCTTCGAGAGCGCGTTGTGCAATAAGGGAATTACCCTCCGCCTCAATGCACGGATCATCTCTTATTTCCAGCAACCCCTTCCGCATCTCCGCAATAGCCTTATCCCTCTCGGCAAGGGCCTCGGATAGAACTGCGGCGGCGGCATGACTACGGCCCTTGAACTCTCGGGTTCGCCAGCGGGGAACCATGTCGCAGTTTTCTAGGACTAACTGATCGGGGTCCAGACCGTCATGCTCGCACATCGCCCGCGCAATCTTCTCGATCATCGCATCATCCATTGGTTTGGCGCTCCAACACAGCAGCACGATAAGCGGCCAAGTCTTTCGGTGCGGTCTGAAACGTCAGCAGATATTGCCGGTAATGATCGTCGCAGAACTCGCGGGCGGGGTTGGTGAACGTCGAGTGGCACTCACAGATGGGACAGGGTTCCGTCATGGCTGCACTTCCTCTCTGTAGGCTTCGGCAAGTCGAAAGGTGTGACAATCCCGCCCGCCGTGGTTCAAGTCGAACGCTGGCCCATTGAAGCAACAGGCTCCGGTTCCGTTCTTATGGTTCTTCCGCCAGTCACCGCATTCGCAATAGTCAAGCGGGTTAGGCGCGATCTGCTCTGGCGTTAGGGTCATGGCGTCTTCGTCTCCTGCGCTAGTGCTTGTTGTTCAATGGTCAGCATGGCTGAGCCTCCTGCATCGGAGCAATGATAATCGTCAGTCCAGCAATAGCCTCGGCTCCGCGATGGGCTGTGACAGCTGCCTCAATACCTTCGAGCAGCGGGGTCAGCCCCGAGCGGTTGAGAGTTCCATAGACAGTCCCGGTCTCAGTCACGAGTTCGAATTGTGCCTGGAGCTTCATACCTCAACCCCCCTTTCACGGAGCCATTCGGTGAAGAGGACTTCGCCTAGGGCAGAAATCGCGCCGAAAGGCACGCGGCCCTCGACCTCGGAATATAGCTGGGCCATGACGAGGCCGTGGACTTGCTCGGGGAGCTGGATTTCCAGAGCCTTCGGGCGGTTGATCTTACGTGGTCTGGGCATTGGGATACTCCGCTACTGCTTGGAGGAATTTAAGGACTTCATTCGGGGTAAGTAGGGCGAGGGCATTATCCCCGTCGAAGTCAAAACCCTCGGGGTGAATCCAAGAACCTGTGGCATCCCACGCGGCAACTTCGGCGTTGGGGCTGGCGACGCCGCCTTTGGGGATGATGCCATAGCGCAACTGGTTTGTCCTACAGTAATTACCATAACCAAACTGGACAGAAGCCGTGCACCCATTGTCGAAGGTGAGGTGAAAACCTTTGCTGTCAGTAATTGCCAACTGCACTGGTGTGTTAATAGGAAGGTGCATTGATATCCTCCTGAAGATAAGTCGGTGACATTGCGAGTTGGTCTTTGATCCGGGGGACTTCCACCGCATCGAGGATTGAGAAACCGTGATCTCCGCAGCAGTCCGCGCAGATATGCGAAGTTGCATACTGAACCATGACTTCGCGGGGAAGACCGAGGGCGGGCTTTGGTGTCCGGAGCCAGCGAGTGGTAGAGGGCTTCTTCACCATTTGCTGGACTTCCATGAACTGGAGGAAAGTCCGATGCGTGGAGCCACAGCCATCGCAACGCTGTTCAGTGAAGAGAGCAGTTGTCGAAACCGTCGCCCACTCTTCGGCTTCTAACAGCGCGTTGAGTTCGTGGTATTCCTCTGCGGCTCGGCGACGAACCGCCGATGGTAAGGTTACGGTATTCGCCCGCTTTTTCGCAGTGTCGCGGTCGGACTTGAGTTTGGACTTCGCGGTGGCTGCCGCGATCTCGAGATCGAGAACAGCGAAGAAGTCGTCGAGGGGTTCGGTCACTTCAGCATCTCCTTGAGTTCGGCTTTGATCCGACGGGCGGTTGGCCCGCGCCAGGTGGAGGCATTGGCGAGGAAGTAGGCGACGACTGATCGACCGCTGTCTTCGTAGAAGCTGTCAGTGATCTTGTCGAGGTAAGCCATTGCGCTGAGGTATGGCCGCGCATAGATGTGGCTTGGGGATTTCTCCCAGCCGCTGGCTACAGCGTCCACGCGAATATCGCGGGCGATTGTGGAAAGTGATCTTGGCATGGTTTCCTAACTCCATTTATAAGCCGGGAAAGTTAAATCCCCGGTTATTATGTTTAGCAAATTCCCGGCAATTATGCAACCGATTTCGGAGTCTGGGCGAAGAAAAACCCCGGAAGACTGGCGGGCCTTCCGGGGTCTCGATCAGCGGGGAGTTAGGACACCCGCTGAGAGATTACTTCTTCGGCTTGACAGCTTCACCAGCATCCAGGCCGAGTTCACCGAGCAGGCTGTCCGTGTCGACAGCGGTCTTCGAGTTCTTGGCCTTCTCGGCTTCGAGGCGCTCGATGATCGGACGGAGCTGATTCGACCGGCGGAGAGCGAGCTTCTCGGCCTGGGTCTTCGGAGCGAGGAAGGCCTTGACATCTTCGACCGACTTGCCCGAGGCTTCGACCAGCGCACGGATGAGGATGGAAGTTCCGGCGAAGGCACCGGCCTCACGACGGACCGACCACTCGCCGGCAGTCAGGCGAGTGATAAGGTCATCAACGGAAAGGACTGCATCGGCGACTTCGGTTTCGCCAGCGATCGCATCGCCGAGCTTCTGTTCCGCACCGTGGGCCGCGAAGCGAGTCATGAGTTCAGCCGGGATGGTGAACAGTCGGGTTTCACCATTAACGAAATCGAGGCGAACGCTGACGCCGGAATCGTTGATGGTCGAGGTCTTGACCAGCTTCTGCTTCTTGCCAAATTCGACAGTGCGGCCATCAGTCATGGTAACGGGGGTCTTGGTGGGGGCTTCAGTAGCCATTGGGGAAATCCTTTCGAGTTAACTGGGCAGGTGGGCAGGGAATTGCCATTGGTGCCGGGATTGAAAATGGACGAGGCGGGGGAGAACGTCAATAGGGATTAGGGGCTGTGGCAGACTTTTTCCCTATTGACATTTTAGATTTGGAGATTGGCGAGTTCTGGATTGAGGTCTAGGAGTTCGGAGACCTTAGTCGGGCGGGCCGTGAGGTAGAGAAGGGTTCCGCCGGGGGCAGTGTCGCGAGATAGGCGGAAGTCGAGGGTGAGTTCGAGGCGGGAGAGGGTTCGGTCATTCTCAGGCCGTTGACGAATGCACCAGCGGAATCGACGGAATAGGTCGATAAGGTCCGAGAGGTCGGAGGTCGTGGAGGACTGGAATAACTGCGGTTCGTGTGGGGAGGCTGCGGCCTTTCGCATGGTCTCCGCGAAGTAGGCCGGGAAGGTTTTCGGGTCTTTGTATCTCCATGACATTAGACAAGCCCCTCGGTTTCGGAAATGTTACAATCCGGGCAGATTTCCAGCCATTGGTTATGGACCTTTCGGAGGGTCCAGCCGGCTTCATCCCGGATGATCCGAGCGAGGGAGAAGTCGACTTCCTCGGTATTGAGGTGTTCGTGGCAGCCGATGCCATCGCAGTGGAAGATGACTTCTTCGTTATCGCGGGTGATGGACATGGGGTCAGTCCTCTCGGGAGTAGAAGGGGTTTGAGCGGATAGGCCCGTCAGACTCCGGGAGGAAGTTTGCGAGGGTTTTGTTCGCATCGCGTTCTTCGGTGAGGAGGAGATCGTCACCTTCCAGCCCGAGGCGATGGAGTTCTCGCTCAAGTTCGGAGAGGGAGAGACGCTGGCGGAAGATGATTTTATGCGGGGCGGAAACGTCCGGACCCTTTTCGAGGAACACAACGAAGTGATCAGCTGCAGCGGAGAGTTCGGCATCGAACTGTTTGCCATGGCGATAAGGTCGGACTGCACGGTAGAGGCCCTGACGCATGGTGACAGCCATGTTGTAGTTCGAGGCGTTGATGGTCAGGGGATTGGCTTCATCTCGATCGGCCCAGGCCTTGCGCCAGATCGCGAGGTAGTAGCGGAATTCTGTGGAAAGTGGGCGGGCCATTGTGGCATCCTTCGGGCAGGGGGTAGATGGGGGATAGAACGGCTGGTCCTATCCCCCGAGGGTGAGTTATTCAGGCTCGTGGATTTCGCCGTCACCGCCGAGGTGGCAGTCGACGAAAAGCTGGGCATCGGATTCAGTGGCATAGCCCGTCGAGATGAGGATACCGTCCTTGACGACTGAATAACCCGAGCGCGCCGACGGGCCCTCGAGCACTTCAACTTCCGGTTCAACGAAGGGTTCGGTAGGTTCGGTCTCGGCCATTGGGAGTTCCTTGAGGTTGAGTGGTGGAAGCGGGAATAGCCCCGCGAGAATGACGATAGTTTAATAACGGTCGGGAGGTCAACTAGGCATTGTCAGGGGAGAAAGTCCGTTGACACTATTGAGGGCCGAGGCTACGCGCACGCGCGCCCGCCCGCGTAGTATAGAAGGTGTTAGAACGAAGGGTTATTCCGGGGGATTAGGAAGACATAATCACCGGGGGATTTGAAAAGGTTTGGAAAATTGATAAATCTCGCCTGTCCCCATAGTCGGCGGAGGGTCTAAGGTAGACTATGGGTTGAACCGAGAGGGGACTGGGGGAATTGGTTAGACCAATGCGGGGGAGAATTTTTTTTCGAGTAGGTGCGTTTTTTTGTTGCAATCCTAATTCAGGCTATTAATGAGGGGGAACGGCAACGGAATAACCCGGTGCCGCAAACAGGAGTTAGGAACATACCATGGCACGTAAGAACTCAATTATCTCGGCTAGTGTTGACGGAAACACTCTCTCCATCGCCGTTACCGATGCCGGGACTATCACTCTCGACGTTTCGGCTCTCTCTGAGGAAATCCGCAACCGCGCAATGGTGCATGGCCTATTGCAGAAGGTTTCGGATGCCGCCGCTATCTCGAAGTCCGAATTGCCGGACAACCCTACGGATGCCGCGAAGGTGAAATTTGAGGCGATGTCCGCCGTCGCATCGCGGTTGATTGAGGGTGAATGGTCCAAGCGTTCCGGCGACGGCACCGGTCCGGTGGCGGGGATTATCTACCGCGCGTTTGAGGAATGGGTTAATGGTCAATTCACCGCCGCGAAGAAGCCCATCCCCACGGCGGAGGCTACCCGCGCCAAATATGACGCTATGGACCGTCCGGCGCAGCTGGCCCTCCGTAACGTTCCCGCAATCGCGGCGATCATTGAGCGCATGAAATCCGAGCGCGGGCCGAAGGCATCGACGCAACCCGATGTGGATAGTCTGCTCGGTGAGTTAGGCCTATGATTGGCGATACTCCCGGCCTAGCATGGAGTCTGATTGTCTTCGGCTTCCTCATATGGGCACTAACCCGCCGGGACTAACCCTCTAACCCCCGCAACCTCTCCCCCGCTAGGCAGTCCCTAGCGGGGGATTTTGTTTGTCCGTTATCGCCACTCCCGACAATGCTCTAGGAACGTCGCTATGGCCCGCCGGACCTCTCCCGGCACTCGGATAGCCATTCTCTCGGATCGTGCACCCACGGCCCGCAATCGGGCAAATTCGGGCACTCTATCCCCCGCGCCTAGCCCTACTCCCTCCCGGCACCTCTCCCCCCTCTCCCCGGTGTCCCCGGACGGGCACCCATAGCCATGGCCCTAGCCGTGGTCCCTATGTGCTAGGGATCATATTGGGCCACCCCCTCCCCTCGGTGGGCCGCCTCCCCCCCGTGAAAATGTCCGATATATATATGAGATTACAGACTACACTAACGATCCTCACACGTATGAGGCAGCCGATTGGGGGAATGAGCGGCGATTGCATACCAGCCTGCCACCTCTCCGCCTCTCTAGAGGATCAAACCGCTGGCCGTTATTATACCTAGACCATAGGCCCTATGCCCGGACATCACCTCCCGCCCTCCCGCCCGATAGCCTATGGGCTATGGCCTGCCATCCCCGGCAATCCCTCGCCTCTCCCCTCCCGGCCCTATGCCCTCCCCCCAGCCATCTCCCCTCATCTCTCCCCCGTCCCAGCGATAATCTCTAATCATTCCAACCACTTACCCCCTAGCAATCGACCGGGGTGGGTCAAGCCGGAGGCGGGGGTGACTACCGGGGGTCTTTAGGGCCTACCCCTCTCCACGTGAGACCCTTCTCCTCACAATCCCGGTCGAAATGGACTCTGGCGGGGGCGGGTGGGGAAGTCCGGGGGCAAGATTTCTCCCTAAACCCCGCGAAATTCCCGGGAATTTGGAAAATGTAATAGCAGGGGGTTTGTGAAAGGGTGTTGAAAAGCAGTTGACTCCCGGCCCGCGGGCCTCCATACCCGTTCGCAAGGAGCTGCCCCCATGATCGACTATGAAAAAATCGCGGAAGGGGTTCACATCGAACCCGAAGAGGGGGTGGAAGTCCCCCCTGACGACGTTGCGCGGGTGTTGAACTCCCAGCGGGAATTCCTCCCCTTGAACCATGAAAAATACCAAGGTATCGCAACTGCCAAAGGCTATCTCCAGGGTGATGACTATGCGGGGCATCGTCTCCAAAAAGTCCACTACACCCATGAAGCGATGATTGACGTCCTCATCGCCCAGCCAACAATCACCCAAAACGAACTCGCGAAGATGTTTGATCGCTCCGTTCCCTGGATTTCCGTCATCATGGGTTCGGATGCTTTCCAAGGTGCTCTTGCAAAGCGTCGAGACGAACTCACTGATCCTTTTCTCGTAGCCACGATTGAAGAGCGCTTTCGTGGCCTAGCACAACGCTCGCTGCAGATCATCGCAGACAAACTCGA